TAACTATTATATATAAGGATTAATACATAAAAACTTGATTATGAATAAGAAGTCAATATCAACTCTCGAAAAAATGAGAAAAATAATGAGAGTTAGAAATTATAGTGAGCAAACTATTGTATCGTATTGTGGATATGTAGAGAAGTTCTTGGGTAGTTACAATAAAGACCCTTACCATATTTCATTGTTGGATGCTAAAAATTATTTACAAGATTATGATTACAGTAGTGTTTCGCAACAAAACCAAATTATAAGTGGGGTTAAGTTTTTTTATCGTGAAATAATAGGGTCTAAATTAAAAACTCTTAAAATCATTAGACCACGAAAAGAAAAGAAACTTCCCCAAGCAATAGACAATATAGAATTATTGTCTAAAATAGATAGAATATCTAATCTAAAACATAAGTCTATTATTAGTTTAGCTTACTCAACAGGAATGAGGGTGTCTGAAGTTATAAATTTAAAAATATCAAATATAGATTCAAGTAGAATGTTAATTTTGATAGAAAATGGGAAGGGGCGTAAAGATAGATATGTTCCGTTAAGTGAAAATATATTAAAGTTGTTGCGATTATACTTTAAACAATACAGACCACAAGTTTATTTATTTAATGGACAAAAAGGTAAAATGTATTCCGCAACATCTTGCAATAAGATAGTTAAGAAATATATAGGAGAGAGCTATCATTTTCATCAAATTAGACACTCAGCCTTCACAACTATACTAGAGAATGGAACGGATTTAAGAATAATCCAAGTTATTGCAGGGCATTCAAAACTTGAGACAACAGCAATCTATACTCATATAAGTAAACAATTATTATCAAATGTTAAATTACCAATATGATAAAAATATTCACAGATGGAAGCTGTTATAATGAAATAAGGGTTGGTGGTTATGCTGCTTATTTTGAGGATTTAAAAGTATTTCATAAAAATAAAATTCAAAACACCACTATATCAAGGATGGAAATGTCTGCTATAAGATTAGCTTTACAAAAGATACTCGAAATAGATTGGAAAGATAATGATTTCATTATATTTTCCGATTCTGAGTTTGTAATGAAATCTATGAATTGGTGGTTGCATAATTGGGTTGTAGACGGAAGTTATAAAACAAGGGTTAATAGTGATATCTGGGTTGATATACACAATCTGAGAAAAGAGATAGAAGATAGTGGTGTGAGACTTCGGTTTTATCATATACCAAGCCATCAAACAGATTTTGATAACCCACTTGTTTTAGGAAACACCATTGCAGACCATTATTGTAATTATAAATATGAAAAATAAAAACTATGGATACATTGTCAGAGAGAATGTGTATTATTGGGGTTTATCCTATAAACGAAACAAAAGCCGCAGTAGAATATGCAAAAAAACTATTTAAATTTAATTCGGGTCAGATTATCCAATTTGAAATAGTGTGTATGCAATCACTTTATCTTGCAACGAGTTGTAGCATTTCATTAAAAGATGCTTTATTGAGAATATTTTACAATGACGTATAAATTTGAACACGGTAGAATTTATTTAGATTTTCCTTATAACAAAAAAATAGTTGGAATAATAAAAGCTAATTTTATAAACCCTAATTTCAATGGAAAGACAAAACAATGGGGTTGTGATGAGAACAAAGTTAATTTATCAGCTTTAGAATTACTTGTTACAGACTATGGGTTTAGGGAATATAATGAAGATACATCTGAAATAACGAAAAGATTAAAGCAGATAAAACTATATAAACAACACCATTTAGATAAAGTTACCGAAATGGTAAACAAACTTCCTCTAAAATTAAAACCAAGACAGTATCAATTGGAGGGGATTACTACAATGCTGCTAAAAAAAAAGGTTTTAAATGGAGATCAAATGGGTACTGGTAAAACAAGTACCGTAGTTGTAGCGGCAGAAATAGCCAATTTGTTTCCTATTTTAGTTGTTGCTCCAGCTTCTGTAAAATACAATTGGGAAAAAGAATGGAACAAATGGATTGGTGGTAGAAGTATCTCTGTAATTGATAGTAAACAAATTGATTTTTCCACAGATGTTGTAATAATAAACTATGATATTTTAAAGAAACACGAAAAAGCTATTAAAAAAATAAAATGGAAAGCCATCACCGCAGATGAGAGTGTGTTTTTGAAAAACAGAAAAAGTATTAGAACCAAAACTTTTAAGAGAATATCAAAGAAAATAGAGTATATTTGGTTGTTGAGTGGTACAGCTATAAGTAATAGACCAAAAGAAATAATAGAACCACTAAAAATACTTGGTTATTATAATCCTGTTTTTGGTGGATGGGAAGAATTTGTTTTTAGGTATTGTGCAGCATATTATGGAGACTATGGTTTAGATATTAATGGGGCAAGTAACACATTGGATCTAAATGAGAAATTAAGACGATGTTGTTATATAAGGAGAGAAACAGAGGATGTAATAAAAGAGCTTCCACCATATATTGAGAATTTTATTGAAGTTCCATACGATAACAAAAATAAGCACGCTAAGGCGGTTAAAGATTTATATGGATACATACTATCAGAAAAAGGAGAAGATGCAGCAGAGCGCAGCTTAGATGCCCCTTATTTGATTTTAGTGAATGTTTTGAAACAGCTTTCTATTGAGAGTAAATATAAATATATAGTAAATTGGTTAAACGACTTTAAAGAAACGGGTGAGAAACTGGTTGTGTTTGGCGAACATATAAAACCATTAGAAGATTTAGCATCCCACTTTAAATGTAAAGTAATCAATGGAAAAACAAGCAATAAAAATAAGTTGAAATATGTGGAGGATTTTATCTCTAATGACGATTCTTTTTTATTTGGTAATATTCAGTCATTAGGAACAGGGGTGGATGGATTACAAAACATTTCTAATAATATATTATTTATTGAGCTATCTGTTGTTCCAAGTGATTTAAGTCAGGCAATAGCAAGACTAAAGAGAAGTGGTCAAAAAAATGTAACAAATGTACACTATATGTTTAGTAAGAATAGTGTAGATGAAACAATTTATAATACAGTTACTGATAAACTTGCGGTAATTAACGCTGTAAACAAAGGAGAGTATGCGGAGAATGAAAAATACGAGGATATTAACAAGATTATTTATGATAAAATGATAGGAATAGAGATAGGAAATGATAAGATTAATTAAAAATAAGAATGAATAAAAAAAGAATGTTAGCAGATTATAATTTTGCTACAAAATACGCACAAACAAAACCTGATGGAACAAAGGAAACATGGGATGAATCTGTCGATAGGATTTATGCAATGCACTTAGTAAAATATTATGATAAATTATCTAAAGAAAATTTTAAAAAGTTAATTCCACATATTGAGTTTGCGAGACAGATGGAAAAAAAGAAAGCCTTTCTTTCTGCACAAAGAGCAAGGCAGTTTGCAAGTCCTGATAAAGATAATGGGATATTACGACATAATCTTAAACTATTTAACTGTTTATCTACGTATGTTGATAGATCAAAGGTTTTTTCAGAGATAATGTACGCTTTATTGTGTGGAGCAGGTGTAGGTTTTTCTGTACAAAAACAACATATTGAAAAAATGCCAACAATTAACTTTCCAGAAACAAGGTATGAAACATTTGTTATTGAAGATTCAATTGAAGGTTGGGCTGATGCTATTGATATACTTATGATGTCTTATTTTAATGGCACAGCAAGAGTTAAGTTTGACTATACTCAGATAAGACCAGAAGGAAGTTTGATAGCAGGACAGTTTATAGCACCAGGATACAAAGGTTTAGAAAAATCAATTGAGGAAATTCGTAAAATATTGGATAGTTCTTTTACTGATTTTAAATTTGAAGTAAAATTAAAATCAATTCAAATTTACGATATTATTATGAACATTGCAGATGCGGTGTTGAGTGGTGGTGTTCGTAGAAGTGCAACAATATGTCTTTTTAGTCCAGATGATAAGGAAATGTTGAACGCTAAAATTGGAGATTGGTATATTAAGAACGGGCAACGTAGACTATCAAATAATTCTGCTGTTTTGAATAGAGGAGAGACAAACAGGGTGGATTTCGATAATATAATGAAATATGTTAAGGAATTTGGCGAACCTGGATTTTTGTATGTGTCTGATGATAAAATACTTGCAAACCCTTGCGTAGAAATTGGGTTAGTTCCTTTTGACGTTGAAAGTGGGGAAAGTGGGTTTCAGGGGTGTAACTTATGCGAAATCAATGGTGGTTATTGTAATACTAAAGAAAACTTTTTAGAGGCTGTTAAAGCGGCTACAATCGTAGGCACATTACAAGCAGGGTATACAGACTTTCCATATTTGGGAAAAATATCTGAAAAAATTTTTAAAAAAGAATCTTTGTTAGGAATATCAATAACAGGTTGGATGGATAATTCAAATGTATTATTTGATGAGAAAATATTGAAAGAGGGTGTTGAATTGGCTCTAAAAACAAATGAAGAAATTGCTGAAATAATTGGTATCAATAAGGCGGCAAGGATTACCACAGTAAAGCCAAGTGGTAATGCAAGTGTTTTATTAGGAACAACATCTGGTATTCATGGAGAACATTCAGATAGATACATTAGAAATGTTCAAGTAAACAAAACTGAAATAGGTGGCAGAAAAATGCAGGAGGTAAACCCCAATGCAGTAGAACCGTCTGCATATACAGATACAGACAATGTTATAAGTTTTCCATTAAAGGCAAACAAAAAGTCTATAATGAAGAAAAATCTTATTGGAGTAGACCAACTAAAGTATGTAAAGAAAGCACAAGAGTTTTGGGTTCTGAATGGTATGCGACCTGAACTATGTACTATTAAGGGTGTTACACATAATGTATCAAACACTATTCAGGTAGGAGAAAACGATTGGGATAGTGTTGCAGATTACATTTGGGATAATAGAGATATATTTAGTGGTGTATCACTAATGCCGTTAAGCGGAGAATTAAGTTATCCACAAGCACCATTTCAAAAAGTGAGTACTACGAATGAAATAGTAGATAAATACGGTGTTGGAGCAATGTTTTCGTCAGGTCTTATTGTAGATGTTGAAGGATTGTTTAGGGATTTATGGGAAGCCACAGATACAGCAGTATTTGATATTGATATTTCAATTAAGGATGATGATGATTTAGGTATAAAAATAATAAAGAACAGGAAACAAGATTGGATAAGAAGATTATATAAATTTTCAGATAATTATTTCGATGGTGATTTGAATATGACAATAGACTGTTTAAAGGAAGTTCAATTATTACATAGGTGGAATAAATTAGATAAAACATTTGTTGAAGTAGATTGGACAAAAGTTGATTTTACAGGGCAGCATATAAAGACTTCGGATAATGCTGCCATAGCCTGCTCTGGTGGGTCTTGTGAAATTTAAACAGTCATACAAGCGATTTAAGAGACTTTTATTAAAAATGGTATACAAAGTACCCTAAAGAGTAGAAACGCTCTTAATTCGCTTTATCTTAAAGTACCGTATAGAGTATTGTTTTATTAATCAAAAAAGGAAAGATTTTAAACAAAAGTATGCTAATTTGTATAGAATAGCAAACATTAAAAATGGGATGAGTTAATGTATGTATGAAGAAATGCTTTTTATAATGGGGAATAAGATAAAAAGTGATAGCGAATAAATGGAAACAAAGATAGAAATAAATGGAAACAAAGATAGAAATAGATGGTGTTAAACTAAAGTTTTCAACAAGTGGATTTGATTCTAATGTTAATGTGGATGACTTAACAAATATCCACTATGAAAATCTAATTGGAGAAACACTTAATATAACAACCTTTTTAAATAAGGTTGGATTATTAAAGGTTAAAGCAGAACACCTTGCAAAGAAATCAAAATTTAAACTGTCTATTTATGAGAGTGGATTTAAAAAGTCTTTAAGAAGTGAGGCTGTTGCAAACGGAAACTTCTTTCGTATCAATGGAGAGAGGATTAAGTTATCAGAAAAATCAATAGAGGAAGCTGTTAATTTAGATAAGACGTGGCAAAAACTAAAGAGTGATAGATATGATAAAGAAATGAACGCAGAATATTTAGGCATATTATATTGGAGTTTAATGCAGAAATCAAAGACATTAGAAACATTGATAAAAACAAGTAGTTCAGAAGAATTGGAAAAAGATTTGAAATTAGTAAATAGAAATTAGTAATAAAAAGGAGATTGTAAAAATGGGATTTGATAGATCTAAATTTAGTGGTGGTTCAAGAACTGCTACAAAAAAAATGTTAAAAGAAACAGAAAAGAAAAAAACAGGTTCTGTGTCTGGGTATCATAGCATTGTAGAGGGTAAAAATGTATTTAGAATTTTACCCCCACATAATAGTGAACACCCTGCCTATGAAAAGTATAACACATCTATGCTTATCTGTGATTCTCCAATTTGGGAAGATGGAGAAAAAACAAACAGAACTGAGCAAAAATTAAAGAAAATTGTTATTGCAAGTACACATTCTGATTCATTAAAAGCAGCATTGGGAGAGAAAGCTGATCCAATAGAATGTTATATTGAGAGAGTAAAACAAAAGGCTTGGAAGTTAGAAGGAAAAGAAGCAAGACAAAAGTTTCTTAGACCTATTAATGGAATGCGAGGATTAGATGGTAAATGGATTTTTGGTATCAAACCAAAGGTTTCTTTTATGTGTCAAGCATTAGATGAGAGTGGTGAGATTGCTAATTTAGAATTGTATGCTTCTATCTTAGAGAAATTAGAGATGGTTGCTATATCATTAGAAGATGATGATGTTAGTGTAGACCCATTCTCAGACCCAAATACAGGTTATCCACTTGTAATAGTAAAAGAAAAGGTAGACGGAAAGTGGAATTATATGGTTTCTGCCGATATGCCTAAAAAGGGTGAGGATTGGGATGATTTCTTTGAGAGAACAAAAATATCTGATGCTAAGTTAGAGGAACTGTTTGATACAAAATCTTTACACGATAGGTATAATAACTCTTATAGAATGTCTGATTTTGATTTTGCTGTTAATGGATTAGAGATTTTTGACAAAAAACACGGGTTTGGTATTTTTGAAGAAGATGGTTTCTTAGCCGAACTTCAGGCAATTAATGAGATATTGTCAAAAGAAATAAATGTTGATACTTCTGATAAAACACAAGAAGATGAAAGTGGACTTGAAGAAAAATTGGATGTTGTTGAAACCGAACAGAGTGAAGATGAGGTAGAGCAAGCTGAAATTGCAAAACAAATCGCAGCTTTGAAAGCAAGACAAAAGAAGAAATAAGAATACTGGCTGTCGTAGCTGCAAGATGAAGCGATAGGGAGATTATAGGGTTGCAGCCCGTAGGTGAATCTCGGAGTACACAAGGTGGTGTACAAAACAAGTTAGTCAGGTGGTAGGCTTGTATTTTGTAGAACGGAAGTTTTACAATAAGGTTTGATGTACCTGAAAGCATTGGAGGGAGAAAGGTGAAGGTTTATGTCTATGGTTCGAGTCCATAACTCCCACGAGGTCGGGTAATTCCCGAATGAACTTAGGAATGTGAGTACACCAAGAAAACTTGATGAGATAATTGAGAGAAATAATTATATATTTGATGAAGATGGAATACCAAAGGAAGATTTTAATCAAATAATATGGTAAAACTAAAAAAATAAGATTATGAAAAATTTTATGACAGTATTAGCAGCTTTAATGCTATCGTTTACTTTAACAACAACAAGTTGTCAAAAAGATACTTGTGCAGAGAGATATATTGCTTTGGAAGATATGTATGTCCGTAAACTAAACACAGTTGATGCATTACAATTAAGTCAAAGCGATAAAGCTAAAAGAAGAAGAAAGATTACAAAGTGGTATGAAGATTCTTTAGCTGAATTAGATAGAGATTGTAATTAACTATGATAGCAGTATCAACAGATTGGCATATAACAGATAGAAATAGAGATTTAATGATTAGTTTAATGGAACAACAATGTGCTATACTTAACAAATTGGGTATAGCTACATTGTTGGTTGCAGGAGATATTTTTGAATCAAGAGAGGCACAACGAATATCTGCATTAGAAACATTTAATGAAATGTTAGATATAGCCGAAAACAATTCTATCAAAATAGTTGCCATACCAGGAAATCACGATAAAACCGTATATACAGAAGAACTATCTTTTTTACGGTACTTTAAACACCACCCAGCATTAACTCTAATAGAAACAAATGATACTATTTTTATTGGTAATTTTGCTGTTCACTTATTACCATATTTTGATTATGATTGTGATAATTGGAATAGTAATTTTAATGAAATAAAAGAGAATTTATCTGAGAATAAAAGAAATATTTTAATTGGACATTTTTCTGTGGATGGAAGTCTTAATGGTAACAGTAAAGATAAAAGTATTGTTGGTAAAACACTTTTAGATGATTTTGATTTAGTTGTCTTGGGGCATATTCACAATAAGGTTAAGATTTCTGAAAACATACATCATATAGGCTCTATAAAACAAAAGAATTTTGGTGAAGATTCTGATAAGGGTTTAACTATCATAGACGACAAACTAAACTTAGAGTTAATAAAACTAAATTCCCCACAATACGAAACCATTAAAGTAGATTTGGACATCACAGACTATTCAGATATATTAAAAATGGTTGATACATATAAGGATAACTCTAACAACATTAGGTTTGAAATATCTGGTGAGAAAAGTTTAGTTGAAAGTTTTGATGTAGATATTCTAAGAAAAAATAATATTAAACCATTGAAACGTATAGGTGGGATAGATGTTAATCTAAACACATCTGTTAAAATAACATCTGAAACATTTGAATATAGTAAAGATGATATTAGAGATAGGTTTAAAAAGTTTTGCGAAGAAAAGGGTTTGGAATTAGAGCAAGGAGAATATTTATTAGATAAAATACTTTAAATGGCAAAAAAGAAAAAAGAAGATAATTCCATACAAAACCTAATGGATAGCATTAACGAGAGTGTTGGCAAAGGTAGTGTTCTTTCATTTGAAGATGAAAACCACGATGTAGAAACAATATCAAGTGGTTCTATCTTTTTGGATAAAGCACTTGGTGGTGGTTTCGCTGTTGGTAGAGTTATTGAGATATATGGCAAAGAAAGTAGTGGTAAGACAACAATAGCTATGGAGGCTATTGTAGAGTATCAAAAAAAATATCCTGATAAAGTGGTTGGTTTTTTGGATGTTGAAAATGCCTATGACCCAAACTATGGGTTAAACTTAGGTATAGACCAATCTAAGAATAGGTTTATCTTTAGTCAGCCAGAATCGGGAGAGATAGCTTTTCGTATTTTAGAAAAAATGGTTGATTCAGAACAGGTTGGACTTATTATTGTGGATAGCGTTGCAGCTATGACACCACAAGCTGAAATAGATGGTGATTTTGGTGAATCAAAAATGGGGTTACACGCAAGGTTAATGTCTCAAGGTATGAGGAAATTAATAGGTAAAATTAAGAAATCAAATACAACCGTTATTTTTCTAAATCAAACAAGGATGAAAATTGGAATTAGTTTTGGTGACCCAACAGTTGTTCCTGGTGGAGAGGCATTAAAATTTTATGCTTCTCAAAGACTTCAAACATTTAATAGAATGGGGACTAAAGATGGTGATGGAGAATTACAGAGCAATATTGTAAAAGTAAAGGTTAAGAAAAACAAGATTGCACCACCACATAGAGAAGCAGAGTTTCAGATACGATTTGGAGAAGGTATAGATAAAATTACAGAAACAATAGAGGTAGCAGTTGAACTTGATATTATACAGAAAAAGGGTTCGTACTTTTCTTATGATGGAACAAACATAGGTCAAGGATTAGAGAATACAAGGGCTGTACTATTGGATAATGTAGAATTACATGATATTATTAAAAAAGAGGTTATAAATAAAACAAAAGTAAAGTAAGATGGTAAAAGACAAATTGTATGATAATGAAAAACGTATTGCAGAAGTAAAAGACCAATTGGATGATGTAAATTATGCTTTTGATGTTGTTTCAGATAGTGTTGAATTAGTTACGTCTGTTGTTGATGATTTGATTATAGATAAATTAAATGAATTAGAATTAGAGTTAGAAGAATTACTTGAAGAAAGAGGTTCTATAAGTAACAGACAAATGATGAAAGAATCTTTTACTATTGGAGATGGTTGTGAGTTACTTGATTCTATGGTTGGTGGAGAATTTCTTGTGTTTCAAGGTGAAGATGACGATTTAGCTATGTTTACATTTGATGAGGGGGTGCAAGAGGCTGTATTGTGGCGTGATGGTGTTGTTGCAGATAGTATTCACGCAACTTGCGATGCAGAGGGTGTATATGAGTTTGTTAATGTAGGTTATCATCCTATTATAACAAGTTCTATAACCGAGTTAAGAAAGGCTCTTTTAGGTTAGTATATAAAATAAGATTGATTATGGTTATTCGGAATTTACAGTTAGAGAATTTTTTATCGTTTAAGAAACTAAACCTTGATTTCAATGGAGTTAAATCTATTCAAGGATTAAATTTAGATGATGAAAGTCAAGAGGCAAACGGGACAGGAAAGTCAGCTATTCAAGCAGGACTTGAGTTTGTTTTATTTGGGAGTATCAGTAGAGGCGTACTGTCTAAGGATATTGTGTTTTGGGGGGAAAAAGATGGTTACGCTTCGTTGGAGATATATTGTGGAAATAGGGCATCTACACTCTTAATAGAAAGAACTTTTGGTAGAAAGTCTACTTTATCTATTACAGAAAATTCTCAACATCTTGACTTCTCTACTGTAAATGACGGTAATGTACAAATTCTTAAATGGATAGGAATATCTAAAAGCGATTTAAAAAACTATTATATCATAAACAAAGATAGCTACGATAGTTTTTATACAAGCAGTAATACAAAGAAGTTAGATATGATAGCAAGGTTTACAAACCTAAGTATCATAGATGGTTCAGATGAAGTTATAAATAAAGAGGTTGATACAATAAATGCTGAGATAACAGACAAAGAGAAATCAATTGCTGAAATAAATGGTAAAATTGATAGCTATTTAGAGTTTATTGAAAATGAACAGCATAAAGATTTTGATTCTGAGTATAAAAAAGCATTACACAACATTGATAGTAAAATAGAATTATATAAACATAAGATTGCTTCTGAGAAATTATCTTTGGATGCAAACATAAATTTAGATAAAATAACTAAAGAAATTGATGTTAATCTTGTTACTATCGAAAAATACGAATCTGAAATAGATAAGTTAAAAGATGTTATAAACAAAAGTAATATCAACGTTGAAGATGTTTCTAAACTAATAGAAACAGAAAATAGCGTTTTAAACGATTTTAAACAACTTAAAGGGGCTGTTGAGGTATCCATATCAGATTTAAAAGAAAAACTGTCTAAGGCGAAAATAATCCTATCTGGTGAGATTGTATGTCCAAAGTGTAATAATCATTTTCTATTGGATGGAGATATTGATGAAGTAAAAAAAGAGGTTTCTAAATTTACTTTAGATATTGATAGCAAAACTGAGAGTTTATCTGATGTTGAAAAAGAGGTTTTATCTTCTAAAGATGAAATATCCACAATGAAAACGTTATTAGATGGACTTAGAGTTGGAATAGATGAAATAAACAATACCATTTCAGAAACACAAAATAAGATATTTAGTTTAAAATCAGAAAATAGAAACAAATTAGACGAAATAGATGCTTATAATTCTAAACAAGTTAGGTGTAAAAGAAATATCGAAGAGTGTGAAGAAAGTATTGATAGTTTAATTGAATCAAAATCAAACCTAAAAATAGGCGTTGTAAATGATGTGTTGATAAAAGAGTATAAGGATAAGATAGATGAATGTAATAACGATATATCGGAATTAGAAAAATCTATTTTAGAAACAAAAGAGTTTTTATTAACAATAATGAATTGGAAATTTAATTTTAAACAATTTCGTTCAGAATTATCGTCTGAGGTTCTTTCTGTTTTGTCAAGTAGAAGTAATAAAATACTTGACAGCATGGGTTCTGATTTAAGAGTAGAATGGCAAGGGTTTAAAGTAAAATCAGATGGAAGCCTATCGGATAAGATAACACCAAAAGTTGTTAGGAATGGAGAATACCATTCTTACGGTAGTTATTCAGGTGGAGAGAGAGCAAGATTAGAATTTGCTAACATATTAGCATCTCAGTATTTAATCAATTCCACAAATGAATATGGTGGTTTAGATTTTCTATTTGTAGATGAGATAACAGAGGGTTTAGATAGTTTGGGGTTAGATAGTTTAATAAAATCATTTTCAGAAATGGGTTTAAATGCTTATATCATATCCCACGTAATGAATAATGTTAGTAATAACAATGTGATTACAGTAGCAAAAGAGAATGGAGAAAGTAAAATTAAATAAATTAAAATTATGAAGAAAAAATATATCATTGGTGTAGATCCAGGAAACAATGGTGGTGTAGCAATAATTGATACAATGGGTAATATCATAAAAACAATGAAAATAACACCAGATAAAGAAAATGGTGGCATTCACGTTAAAGATATACTTATGTTTATCAATGAAAATTTACACGGTAATGAAAAAGATTGGCTTCAAATAGTTATTGAGGATGTTCATGCTATCTTTGGAACATCTGCAAAATCCAATTTCATTTTTGGTAGAAATCTTGGTGAGCTTCTTGGTTTCGTAAAATTGATCGAGATTGATTATAGTAGGATTACACCTCAAAAATGGCAAAAAATAGTTTGGAATGATAGCGACATAGTAAAGAAAGAAAAAGGTAAGGATACAAAGAAAACTACATTAAATGCAGTTAAACGTATCTATCCTAAAGATGTGGATAAGTTATTGGCAACAAAAAGAAGTAAAGTACCACATGATGGTATAGTTGATGCAGTAGCTATTGCCTACTCTTTTTTATTGGAGAACAGAAGTAAAAAAGGCTTTTTTTAATATTAAATTTAGATAGATATGAAAAATTGGTTCTTAAAACACAAGTCTTATTTTATTGCATTATTAGGATTACGAAAGAAAAATAAACCATATAAGCATCGCATTGAACAAGATAGTCTATTGGCAGTAGAATCATATCAATGGGGTTCAGGAATGGGTCAATCTGAAACAGGATTTACTTCAGAAAATTTCATATCTTATTGGGGAAACTCTTTTAAATTAGACTGTAAGAAATTGGTTGAATTAGGGGAGTTTAAAAATTGGGTTGGGGATTATGTGTATCGTAAATATATCGGTGCAGAAGTTTCTATGAATACAAGTGGAATAGGCGGTTTCTCTTGTTCTATATATCCAAAAGGTGAAGTGTGGAACGCATTGTGGTTAATTGGTCAGGATTCTGATGGATATAAAGAAGTTGATATTTTTGAAACATTTTGTGATGCAGAAGATGGTATTCGTAAAATGACAGCAACTTATCATACAGGAGATGATTCTGAAACAAACAGGAAACAAAAAGTTTCTCATTATTATATAATGAGTGGTTTTGTTGATTATAAAGTAAAAATTGGAAAGAAAATAAAAATATATGTAAATGGTTATTTGGTAAACGAACAGCCAAATACGTTCATACAACCACCACTATTAGTATTTACAACAAAGAAACGCAATGGAAGTGAATGTTATCCTAATAATGGTATGTATATTGTAAACCTAAAACTAAAAAAATGATACCACTTATTTTAACATTGATTGTATTAATGATTGGCTCTTCTTGGATAGCCATTGATATGCAGAGTAAATATAACGCAAAAGAATCTTTATCGGATAATATAGATTATATGTTAGCATTTAGTTTTGCTGTATTTATGATGATATTATTAACAATATTGCTAATAAATGCTTTAAAGCTAATATGAAGAAACCAATAATATGTAGTGAGTGTGGAGTTGTAACATTAAATTACAATTCTCACTTTAAATTATGCTATAAGTGTAATAATATACGACTTAAAGCCAATAAGAAAGATAGTGTTCCAACGGGTGAAAGAGATATGTTTCTTGAGATATGGGATGAAAGGGAGCATTATTGCGATAATTGTCGTATGTACTTAGGAAGTGTACCAAAAGCACACTATTTCGCACATATAAAACCAAAGAGTACTCATCCGAAACTAAGGTTAGATAAAAACAATATTAAACTATTATGTTATGATTGCCACTACGCATTAGATATGAGAGGGAATAAAGCATTTAAAGAAAGGAATAAATTATGATTATTACAAGAATTGATAACAAATCTTATATGGTGACAAAACCATCTGTAAGATTAAAGGGAAACGAATTAAAAGAGTTACAGTATGACTTAAAAAGAAAAGTGTTTGGGTCAAGTAGGTTTAAGAACTTTAAAAAATAGTTATGGCAAAAAGAAAAACAAAAAAGAAATGTAATAATCTAAGGGTGAAGATTAGGACCAGGGTTGAGTATGATGAAACATATAAAAGATTATCAAAAGAAGTGTTTGGTTTATTTATGAACAAGATTTCAAAAGAAACAAACCAACAGTTCTCAAAAGATATTATCTACCACATTCTAACAGACGATATAACAGTAAAATTTCTATATCTTAATGAGGATACAGAGTGTTATGTTGATTCAGATACTTATAATTATTTAGAAAATATGTTTAGTTAAGTCTAACAAAAATGAAAAGCAGGATAAGTAATTATTTGGTGGTAGACTGCGAAACAGGTGGTCTTCCGTCAAAAACAAAAGACCCTGTATATGATATAGCATTAACCGAAATAGCTTTGGTTTTAGTTAATTCCGAACTCAATATAGTTGCAAAAGATAGTTTTTATATAAAACCATATCCTGCAATATATGATAGCAAAGCATTGGAGATAACAGGTTTAACTAAAGAAAAGTTAAAAGAGAATGGTATCTCCATTGTTTCAGCAGCAGAAAGGATTACAACCTTTCTAAAGGAAAATGATTTTGGTAAGAATAAACCAACGTTAGTAGGGCAAAATATCATAAACTTTGATTTAGCTTTCTTTGAGAATTTATTTACGTTATGTAGTGATGATTTATACAAGCATTTTAATACAAAGGTGTTTGATACATTGGATTTTGCACATTTGAAATATAATGAATTGAATAACTATAAATTACCAACATTGTGTACAAAAATGGATATAGAGTTGGTTAATGCACATTCCGCACTTCCTGATACAATAGCTACCGCAGAGTTGTGGATAAGTTATCTTAAATTACTTAGGAGTGACGGAGTAAATGACGTAGCTAATGACGTAGTAAAAGAGTTAGAGAGTATTACTTTTAATTATTAACGGTTTGAATATGCACCGTTTGAGGTACGAAAATGGGGTATATTTATTGTTACCCATAGTACGGTTTAATTAGAATATTAACTTAATAATATATATAAAAATGAATAACGATTGGAAAGGTAATGCACAAAGTGTGATGGCTACATTGAACGCAAGTAACCACAGTATGAAAAATAGGGAAATTAACGACTATTATGCCACCCCTCCAATAGCTGTAACGCAATTATTGGAATTAGAGTGTTTTAGTAAAACAATATGGGAAAACGCTTGTGGAGAAGGACATATATCAAAAGAACTTGAGAAATTTGGACATACTGTTTACTCAACAGATTTAATTAATAGAGGATATGGAGAGCAACTTGATTTTTTAAATAATGATATAACTTATTATGATAATGATATTATTACAAATCCACCATTTTCAAAAGCTACTGATTTTTTATTAAAAGCTATGGAAATATTAGAAGATGGATGTAAATTAACAATGTTGTTGAGAATACAGTTTTTAGAAGGAGTAAAAAGAGGCGAAATATATAAAAAATATCCACCTAAAATAGTATATGTTGCTTCAAGAAATATAAGATGTGCTAAAAATGGCGACTTTGAAAAAGCAACAGGTAATGCAAGTACATATTGTTGGTTTATTTGGGAAAAGGGATTTAATGGTAAAACTGAACTTAGTTGGTTTAATAGAGATTAGTATTATGGGTAACGAAT